AAATGCACGTAGTAAACAATCGCTACTCCGATGCCGAATTCGCTTTGCTTAACGAGAAGTGGAAAAAAAGTGGTATCAAGACCCGAAATAGATATGTGAAATTGAAATCTTTAGATATGGAATTGGTTAACAAGTCAAATCCGCGTTTACCAAAATGGGATTATTGATGACGGCTCTTGAAAGAATAAATGAAATGAAATCGAAAGAATATTTCTCTCTCTCTTTGGCTTTTGAAGACTTCGGATATTTAATGAAGGGTTTTGAAGTGGTTAAAGATCTTCTCATCAAAGAAGCTGAAATTGATTTCAGAGAACACGGTTTCCCAGAGAATTACAAAGAAATTGCAATCGATTTTGTTAATGAAGAGTTTGAAAAGGGAATGAAGTAGTGGAAGATTGTCGAGAGCCTTCCTTCTGGGAAATGGACGCATGGGCAGAAGAGAAAGAATTTACCATGAATGTCTTTGATTGGTGTGCGCTAGAGCTTATTATATGGTGGGAAGATTAATGTCTTTTGGTATCAAGCGATCAAAAGCGGATGCTTTATTTAGTAATTACATTCGAGAATTAGCGGGATATTCATGTGAAAGATGCCATAAAGAATTTGAAAAGCCAGCACAAGGACTTCATAACTCACACTTCCACAGCCGAGCGAAAAAATCAGTCAGATTCGATCCAGAAAATTGTGCCTCCCTCTGTTTTTCATGTCATAATTACTTTAGCGGAAATCCAAATGATCACGTAGAGTTTTTCAAGAAGAGATTAGGACTCAAACGTTTCCAAGCATTGGCTGTAAGGGCCGCTACACCGCAAAAGGTAGATGAAGCAGAAATAGCTCTAGCACTAGAACTTATGTTACAGAAAATGAAAAGCGAGAAGAAAGTCTTAAAATAAAAATCATGTTCACCTTAACCATGAACAATTTATGTCGATACTTGATACCAAATTCAAAAACTCTATGGATGGTGAAGAAGTGAAGCTTCTCTGTCAGTTGCGGATGTGTCGGACCAGCAATTTAAAACACGAAGGATTGGGTCAGACTCCAGAAGGGCGAATGATGTTTCTAACAATTCGAGAATGCCCCGAGTGCAAACGGCAACGCTACGAAATATGGACCGATGAACGCCGCAGGAAATGGAAAGAAGAAAACGGATTGCACTTTACAATGCTTAAATGAATGTTTTAAGATTCTTAATTGAGATAACAGCACTCCTAACAATTACTTTTATCTTAAGCATTCTCATTGCAATTTTTCTTTTCGTAGGATATGAAATAATAGTAGAGTATTTCTTTAATGTGAAGGTTAAGAAATGAAAGATTCAAACTCATGGATTGAAAGAAATATTGAAAAAATGATGAATCAAATTATGCTAGATGCACGTCATCAAAAACCTCTCCCTCTTGGTATCACTTTGCACCCTATCGCCTACAAAAAGTTTGTCGAAATTCTCAGAAGCAAAAATGCCTATTTTCCAGATGACTATGGAAACTTTAAATTTATCTCAGTTCCAGTCCATATCAATAGTAATATCCCATACGGATGCTTTACCGTCGAGAGATTCAGTCCAAAGGTGGGACTCCTCAAATGAAATATGGACCTGAAAAAACATTAGAGATTTGCATCAATATAGAACAAGGAAATAACAGAACCGATACGTGTTTACTATCCGATATCTCATATGAGACATTCACAGTTTGGATGCAAAAGCCTGAATTTTCTGAAGCTATTAAAAAGGCCGAAGCAAAGTTTAAATCAAGATGCATCGGATATATCAGAGACGCCGCTTTAAAATCATGGCAAGCTGCCGCATGGTTGTTAGAGAGAAAATATTATGAAGAGTATGCGCTTAAACAAAAGATAGATCAAAACGTTTCTCCAGACGCTGCACTTCGAATGGCCGAGACAACTTTGAAACTTATGCGCGAACTAAATGCCAACGGCACAATTAATCAACCAACAGTCGCCCGAGTTTAAAGCAGCTGTTCATAATCTCTGGGAGATTGGACAGCTTAGATTCAAACTAGAACCAAAACAAAGAGAAGCCTATGACCACATCAAACGAAGTCCCGCAGAAGAGATCTTCTTTCTTTTATGTCACCGAGGATTTGGAAAGACTTTCCTCGGAAGCATACTTGGAATTGAATCGGCTAGAAGAGAAGTGGAAGGAAGTATACTCATCGTATCTGGAACGCTTAAAAAGCTTAGAACAATTGTCAAGCCAACTTTTGAGCAAATTCTCCGCGACTGTCCAGAGAGTTACCGTCCAAAATACCACGCGCAAGATAGCACTTATGAATTTCCAAGCGGAATTAGAGTGCATTTATGTGCAGCAGAAAAAGGTCATATCGAAGATCTTAGGGGAATCCACAAAGTAATTTTAGTTTTAATCGATGAAGCTGCTTTCTTTGGAGATGAAGACGATTCCTACCCACTCGACTATGTAATTGAACATATACTCAATCCCATGTTCATTCGTACAAAGTCCACCCCACGAATTATCATCATGACAACACCTCCTGATGTTCCAAACCATCCTTGTAAGATTTATTATGAAAGAGCCCAAGCCAGTGGATGCGTGGCCACATTTGATATTTTAAACTCAGACATCCCCCAACACAAAATAGAAGAGATGAAGAGAAGAAACACTGACCCCTTGGCGTGGGAACGGGAAATGATGTGTCGGTGGGTGGTAGATACCAATCGCTTAATCGTTCCTGAATGGTCGAGTGAGAAATATGTCCAAGACTTCCTACGAGATAATCTTTTCAATTTCTATCACAAATACGAATTCCTAGACACAGGAGTCCGAGACTTTACGATTAATGGTTTCGGCTACTATAACTTTAAGTTGGGAAAGATGATTGTTGAAGATGAGGTTCTCCTTAAAGGCGATATGGTTCGTACCGACATCTTGGCCGAGCGAACAAAAGAAAAAGAAAAGTTGCTTGGTTACACAAAGATGTATCGCCGTATTGGAGACAATAATAATCTCATCATCTTAAACGATCTCTCAGGCCCGAAACATAATCTCCCTTTCATGGCCACAACAAAAGGAGTTCTTAACTCTAACACCGGTGATGAAGATTTCGGAATGGTCAACGAACTCAGGCTTTGGGTGAACGCTGGCAGATTAATCGTTAAACCAAATTGCAAATATTTAATAGGATGTTTAGAGAATGGAATCTGGGACAAAAGTAAAAAAGCTTTTGCGAGATCGACAAATTATGGACACTTTGATGGGTTGGCTGCATTATGTTATTTGCTCAGACACGTGGACACTCAAACCAATCCCATTCCGCCATTACTTGGCATATCGGACCAGACGCATTCAATCCCTCAAACAAAAATCGAATCACCGACTTATAAAACGTTAAGACAAGCTTTTAAGATAACAACGAGACAAAAGACCACAGAGGATTGGAGAGTAAAAGCGAATGGCTAGATTTCGGCATTCAGTAAATCCTTATTGGTGTTGCAATTGGTGGCAGCATTTATCTTCTAAGCAACGTTTAAAATTGAAGAAAATAAATAAAGAATTCTCAGACAAGATTGATGCGATAAAAGAAAACTTCTTTAAAGAGCTGATAAAGAAATGGCACAAATAGTTCAACATCCATCTTTTGGTGGACAAAGCAATTCAAAGAAGATTGAAACCGGTATCGCCGATTCAAGTTTTCTTATGCATCTGGCCTATGATCAAAGTTCCATGCAATTGACAGTCACCATGAAAGATGGTGGACAATATCTTTATCCACAGATTTACCCACAGACGGTGGATGACTTTATGCAAGCTCCATCTAAAGGAGAATATTATTCGAAATTCATTCGAGGAAAATATCCGTCGACGCGAATTGTCGACAAAAATGTCGGACCGCGCATATCAGCGAAAACTAAAAAGAAAGGGAGTTAAAATGGTTAATGGAATTATAGGGACAGACGGACAGCCTTTGACAAATGAAGAGATAGGAATTGAAAATGCCAAGAAGTCGTTGTTAATAATCGAGAACTTCTTTCATGCAGTGAACTCTATGAACTTCGGTCCTCCTCTTAGAATGGCCACCGCCATGTTAGATGGGATGAACTTCTTAAACACGATTCATCAAAAGTTAATTGTTGAGATTGGACCTGATGAAATTGAGAAGATGAGAAATCAATACAAGACCCAGCCGGAGGCGTCCAGTGCCCGCCCCAATTAAGATTAAACCCATAGCAGAAAAGAGCGAACCTATTCGCTACGACTGTGTACTTGCAGTGAGAGCGTTAAGGTCGGGGCCTTTTAAGTCTCTTTGGGAATTGGTCCAATTAGATGAGAAAGGAAATAGGAAGCGTGTCATTACTGACGCGAACTCACGGGGCTCGATTTTACAGATGATGAACCGCGAAATCATGCGACTGGTCATCACTCAATAATGCCGTTAACAAATCCCGAGGGCGATCCGATGCCAGCCAGGAAGTTGTCTGGCAAAGAATATGCTCACATGGCTTATTTAGCGAACCTCCACTATCCTGAGGATGAAGAAGTAATATTTCATCTTTCACGAAATGATTTTAAAATATGGTTATATGGGATGAATCCAAGAGAAGCATTGCTTCTTTGCTCAACGGAAAGCGTTTCTGATAAAGTTGTAAGACAGTTAAACAAGAACAGATTTAAAACTTTAAAAGATTTTTTATGGAGGCTTTATTATGGGTAGATATGAAGATCATTCCTTTAATGTAACGTTTGTTTTGAAAGGGGATAAGTACGCAAACCTAAACCCCACACAGAAAGATGTAAAAGATTTAGTCGAGAAATGGGGTATTAAAGTATCACTCCCAAATTCTTATGGCGACCCGATCATCATGGAATACAACGATGGCAAAGTGGTTCCCAAGCCAGTGGCCCCCATTATTCCGCAAAAACCTGTGGTTCCTGTTGCGCCACCTAAGCCTGCGGTTGCTCCCCTATCCCCAAAACCCGCCACACCACCTATTAAAAAGCCTTGAATATCTTCACACGCATCGGCACTTGGGTAGAAAAGCACTTCCCTGAGAAGATGACGGTTGAGGAGGTGAATAAGCGTTTCGACGGATTCGCTGCATCAATTGCTATTTTAAGCGAACGCTCTAAAAGATGTATTAATGTGGATAACGAGGTAGGTGCGATTCAGGCTCACACGACATATTTAGAGTCTGAGGTTGTTAAGTTAAAAGAAGAAATCAGCACGATCAAGAACCAAGCCAATATTAAGACCAGAGTAGCATCTGTCATTGACACCATGACACCGTTTGCTACACGTCCAGCCCAGCCCACAGGATCAAATAAATAAGCTCAATTGGATTAATGCAGGCCAAGAAGTCCAAAGAATATTTCGCCGCCTCTGAAGAGGTGACAGACTGCGTTAATGGGGTTGTAGACCATATCGAGGCCTATTATAAGGAAATGAATAGGACAGGACGGGTCAACCTGTACCGCAACTCTTATTTTAAATTCTATCAAGGCTTTATCATGAAAGGCGCCTTATACCATTCAGGTCAAGAAGGCGAACTCACCAACACCTACGTCAACCACTATTCAAACCTCATCACCCATGCGACGAACATGGTCTGCCAACAGAAACTCTCTTACGAACCTCAAGCGACCGTCTCGGACTCTGAGGCCTTAGACCAGATCAAACTATCCAAAGGAATTCTATACACCTACGCCAATAGATCAGACATGGATTTAGATGGCGTCCTCCGTAACGCAACAGACATGCAACAAGTCTTTGGAGAAAGCTATGTATCGGTTCTTTGGAACAAAAACCTAGGGAGAACAATCGCTTTTAAAGCAGACGAGAACGGCGAAAAACAAGAAATAAAGGAAGGAGACAATGAGTATCGAGTCTGGAGCCCCTTTGATATTGTGGTCGACACTACTTTACCTGATCATAGCCTACACTCTTGGATTTGTTTACGTAAGTGGGAAAATAAGTACGAAGTGGCTGCTGAGTATCCTGATTGGTCTGACGACATCATATCTTTATATTGTGGCAGCGGTTTGGGCGACACTCAATTAACCTATACGATATCGGAAAGCTCAGACATTATTCCCGTTTACTATTTCTTTCATAAGAAGACCGCCGCCATCCCTCAAGGACGTTTCACCAAATTTATCGATGACACAATTATTCTTTCAGATGGGAAACTAGCTTACCGTGAGATTCCACTATTCCGAATGGCCACACGCGAGCTATGGGGTTCGCCTTACGCTTATTCCAGAGCCTTTGACCTCCTTCCTCTACAAGAAACAATCGACCGCCTTTGCTCAGCTATAGTCACAAATCAATTAACCTTCTCAGTCCAGAATATCGCCATTGCCAAAGGGTCCAGCATCTCTTGGGAAAATCTTTATGGAGGTCTTAACGTCATAGAATGGGACGCCACAATAGCTGGAGGAGCGGGGATGCCCAAGGCCTTACAGTTAACCTCAAGCCCTCCCGAGACGTTTAACTTTATTAAACAAACCGTTTCTGATATGGGTACGATCTACGGAATTAATGAGGTGGTTCGTGGGAATCCTGATTTGACACTCAAAGGCCAAGTCTCAGGTGAGGCTTTGGCTCTCATGACCTCAAACTCTATTCAATTTAATTCAGATCTCCAGAAGGGTTACGTCAGACTGGCAGAACAAGTCGGGACCGCAACCATTCATAACCTACAAGACTTCGCCTTCCCTGATTTAGGAGACAAAACACTTGAACGTGAAGGAATGACGCTCTCGGCGAATAATAAGTACGCCAAAAAGAAGTATTCTAAAGATGACATCAACAAGATCGATAAAGTCATTATCCGTTATGGAAACCCATTGGCTCAAACGACCAGTGGACGTTCACAGATTGCAGAGTCCTTCCTAAATAAAGGTTTGATTACCCCGCAACAATATTTTGAAGTGGTCGAGACGGGCGCTTTGGAACCTGTTTTAGAATCAGAAGAAGCAACCATGCGACTGATTAGAGAAATCAAAGAAAAGCTTCGTGATGGCGAGAAAGTAGTCGCGTCAATCTATGATAATCACCCACTTTTCATCTTAGAGGGAATGTCAGTTCTTTCAAACTTAGATGCCAGAATGGACATGAACGTCATCCAATCCGTTCAAGATTTTGTTGAACAGCATAAACAGCTTTGGAAACAATTATCGGCCACGTCACCTGAGATTTGCGCACTTATGAAGATTCCAGTTCTTCCACCGCCTCCGCCGCCACCAACCATGAACCATGGCGCTGGACCAGCTCCCACGATTTCACGTGAAACAATTCCACCTCAAAATTTACCCGTACCAAATTCAAATGGAATGCCGCATCAGATTCCACAGCCCGTAGGAGCTTAAATGAAAAAGTTACTCTTCTTTACCATCATGACCGTCTATACAAACTTTGCCTTGGCTTGGAATCCACCGGACAATTCGCTGACTTTCAGTAACGATACGCGGACCTTAACGGTTGCGACCAGCACGAACTCTCCGACCCATATCTTAACGAGAGAATCAGGGATTCAACGAAACTGGATTGTGAATACCTCGACCTTTACGATCTTTGTAGCAACCTCCAACACAACTGTTTCATTCACCAATTCGTTCGGAATCCCAGGAACACCAGCGAATGCGACGCCTGTTATTTGGTCACCAGATGGAGTCAATAGTCCTTTCGCTGGCGACCTTTGGGGTGCTGTCAATACAAATTCAAGTGCATCAATTTCTGTTTTTAGATCTAAATAAGGAGATTCAAATAAAATGAAAAAGATACTGTTATTCGTAGGACTCACGCTTGTTACGTTGATCGGAGTAAGTGTGTATGCTGCAAACCAATACAATTGGGGAACCTCGACAGGCGGAGCATGGGTCACACCGGATGACACCACCTCGACCGTTGGTCAGCCCGTTCAAATTGGTTCTTCAGGCGGAGCGGTTGTGCAATCTGGCGGCGCGCCTTTGACTCTGTGGGTCAGAACCTTGGCTCAGATTCAAGCTTTAACACCGAATACGACCGGCCAGATTGTGTTTTGCAGTAACTGCACAAATACGCCGATTGTTGTTTCGACAGGAACGGGTCCCGCTGCTTGGACGAGCGTTTTCTTATCGACGGGTTCGTCAAGCCGCAATCCACAATAACTTAATTTAAACGGGCGGGGGTTGCTCCCCTTGGGTGCCTAAAACGCCACCGAAAGCAGTACCAACTTTTAGGGGTTGTTATCCGTTAACGCGGGTGACAACCCCTTTTTTGTTGGACTTAAATAAAAGGAGACACTATGTCTGAACAAGTCGCGGTCAATACCGCAGAAACTGTAGTAGGAGACGGCGCCGCCAAAGTTGCGCCTATAGATCCAAACGCACCAAAACCTGGAGAGCGGACCTATGACATCAAATTCCCTGACGGACGCATTGAGAAACGGGGCGAGTCTTGGTTACAAGAACGGGCCCAGAAGTCAATTGGACTTGAGAAGCGGGTCAGTGATGCGGATCGGTACGAGAAAGCTTTAAACAATTTTGTCTCTAAGGTACAAGACCCAAATCAACTATTTGAGTTACTCAATCATCCTGATTTGAAGTTTGATGAATCGAAACAAGAAGCGCTTCTAATGGCTGCCTTGAATTCTAAAAAGCCTAAGTTGGTAGAAAGCGTTAAGAGGTGGATTTATGAAAATGAGGTCAAACCTTCGCTCATGGATCCAAAAGATCGTGAACTTCTTGAATCAAAAAAAGAAGCAGAGTCTCTTAGGGCTGAGAAAGCGGAAAGAGAACGCGCCCAAAAAGAACAAGAAGAAGCGGCCAACATTGCCAGCATAAAAGAAGTGTACCGAACGGCTCTGGGTAAATCAGTCCTTGCTAGCGGTCTGCCTGTCGATGACTATATTGTCCGTCAAGTCATGGAAAAGGCACGTTTGTACGTTCGGGCCGGAAAACATCCTGATTTTGATAACTGCTGTAAGTTGGTCCAGGCTGACTTTGTGACTCAAGTAAAGTCCGTTTTGGGTAAAGGGACGGTTGATAACATTTTAACGATGTTGGATGGCGAAACGCCTCAAGTCATTAACAAGGCTTTGATGAAAGCGTTGGATAAAAAGGATTCGCTTCCAACAGATCCCAGCGCTCCACGTCCGGCCCGGTCTAGAAAAGAGAAAGAAAGGAGTCCGGCAGAACGTAAAAAATGGTTACGAAACTTAGAACGGGGAATTATCGAATAATTTGCATTAAATGGGACTTCGTTTCTTGAATATCCCATGTCGTAAATAGACTCTGCCGTTTAGATATCTATAAAATAAATTAAAGGAGCCAACAAAATGGCACAGTCATCTATTGAAACAACTACTACGCTAAACGGCCTATATAAGGAAGTATACGCCGATAAGATTAAAGACTTAGTTCCTGATTCTGATGTCCTCTTAAAAATGGACAACTTTGTTTCCAAAGAACAACGCGAAGGAAACAAATACCATCAACCCGTCGTCTTGGCACTTCCCACGGGCGCCACTTGGGGTGTTGGAGTCGTAACTTTGGTGAATGCCATTGCCTCGCAACTCGGAGATGCTCAGGTTCAAGGGTCCGCTATTACTCACCGCGACCTTTTGGCTTATGACGCAGCGGCCAAAGCGGCCAAAGGTGGAAAACAATCCTTTGCAGAAGCAACAAGCCTTATTGTTAAGAACTTGGTCAAAGCAACCTCAAAATTCTTGGAACTGGACCTTTTGTATGGAGGTGGTTCGTCCCCAAGCACAGGAAATTCATTGGCTCAACAGACAACCTCAACCAACACAAACGCAACAACTCAGGTCGTTACGATTAATTACGCAACATGGGCCCCTGCTGTATTTTCAGGTATGGAAAATTCCCAGATCGTGTTTTATAACGCAGGAACACTTGTTTCGAGTGGTGCAGATTCAATCTTCACAATCACCGCTTTAAACGTCGTCCCCGCTTCTTCGACAGTTGGTGGAACCATCACGGTTACAGGAAGCGCAACGGGTATTACAGCCTTAAATGCGCTTAGCTCAACGACATTGGATATTTACTGGAATTCGTCTTTTGGAAATTCGATGTTGGGTCTGAGAGCTATTCTCTCCACGACCTCTGGCCAACTCTTCAATATTAATATGTCGACCTATTCACTCTGGCAGTCGAATATTTATGACGTGGCTAGCACTCAGCTGACCTTCGGAAAACTCCAAGCAGCCATTGCTTTGGGTGTGAACCGAGGTCTTGATTCTGATTCAACGACATTGATCAGCCCGAATACCTTCGCCAACCTCATCGACGAACAGGCAGGGGCGCGGATGTATGACAGCTCTTACGATAGCGATAAGGGAAAAAATGGGTTTAAAAAGCTTCAATTCTTTGGTCCGAACGGTGTGAACACGATCCAAGTTCATATCTTCATGCACCAAGGAGAGGCCATGATATTCCCGGATGACGAACTCATTCGTATGGGTCCAGTCGAAAATGTCACGAACACGCTCCCTGGTATGCCAGGCGACTTTTTCGTGCAGTCCCAGACTTATGCTGCTTACGAATTACGTTGTTACGCCAATCAGGCGATCTTCTTGGAAGCTCCTGCACATGGAGTATTCTTGAAGAACATTGTTAACGTTTAAGAATTAATTCAAGCCAAAACCCCGCAGGACTTTAATAGTCCGCGGGGTGCGGCTATCTAAAGGAGATTTTATATGGGCGTTTCTTCACCAACAATTCCGCTTGGGACAGGGGTTAAAGTCATGACGATCGTGCTTCAGACAAATGCGAATTTCCCAGCCGTGACCTTACTTCCTATTGCAGGCAATAGCAGCGTCACACAAAACAAATTGACTCAGTTTTTTAATGACTTACAGAGAGGCATTTATAGTTCTAACTGGCAAGTGATCCAGGGTGGTGTTTACGCAAAAGGGACCGCGACGTTTGCCTCTGTTGTTAATACGAACACTTTGGTTATTGGAGGCGTGACCATCACAGCAACCAATGGCACTCCGACAAGCGTTCAATTCAAAGTCGGTGGAACGGACACCATTACAGCAGCCAATGCAGTCACGACGATTAATGCCCTTACGACCTTAAATAAAGTAGTTCAAGCAACCTCCAGCGGTGCCGTTGTTACAATCGCTTCCCTTGTTCCTGGCACGATTGGAAACTTAATTACGCTATCATCGACAGGCGGTACGATTACGGTCGGATCTGCTTTGACAGGCGGGACAGACGGAACCAAAGGCGTTATTTCGCACGGATTATAAAATATGCCCACAAATGTAGTCGTTAACGGAACAACGTACCCTACTCCCCTTTATGGGGAGACAGGCTGGGCGCAAGGGAGTGGCAATTTATCGCAACTTCTGATCGCCTTGGCTGCCGCCTCAACGGGGTCAAATTTCATGTCGTTGACCTCCGCGACAACCACTCCCATTACGGGGGCCACCGCTCATACGTATTTGGTAACGACAACAAGCCTGGCAATTACAATTAATCTACCAGCCCCATCGATTAATACATGGCTTATGATCAAAGACATCAACGGAAATGCGGCCACAAATAACATCACACTTCACAGAAATGGTTCAGAGTTAATTGACGGTGTGGCGGCAGATAAGACTTTAAGTCTTCCTTATGAACTTTGCATGATTGTGGCTGACGGGACAAATTGGTACGTACTCTTGGAGATATGATGAAGAAAATATTACTCAGTTTAAGCTTATTTTTAATGCCGATGGTTGGTCGGGCCGCGACACAGATTTATATTCCGTCGACAAGCACCTATCACAATTACGTGATTAATATTGAAAGCGGAACCATTCGGAATTTGAACGTATCCACCTTTACGGTAAGTTCTACGATTTCATCTTCCACGATTTCAAATCTAACCGTATCGACTTTAACTGTGACCAGGCTCGAAACCATTTCATCTTCAACTATTACAAACCTTACTGTCTCAACAATCATTGTGAATAATTTATACCCATCAAATATTTCTGTCACAGAATCAAATACACAGCCTCAATTCTTTTCCAATACCTCAACAACCTCGGGGGTCAGAATAAATACTGACGATACAGTAGCTCTCGTTTCACGGGGCGGCGTTGGGGTTCGTGTAAATGCTTCTCGTCAAGTCATAACAGGAGACGGAACGTCATGTTTACCAGGTTTTGTGTTTGGAACGGACGCAGGTTCTGGCATGTTTTTGCCGTCAGTTGACAATTTAGGATTTAGCGCAGGATGCTCGACGGGAATTGTGATTCATAAGCATGACTTCCCGCTCCCCCTTGATAAAACAATTGCCAATATTTACACGATTACTGGAGGGTCAGCGACCGCCACAGGAACAAATTCAGCAGTTAATGTCGGTATTTATACGAGCTCCGTAACAACAACCAATAATCAGGTTGCCGAATGTGATCAATATAGTTGTCAGATCACAATCGAAGGACATGACGCAGCGGGCACTTTGTCTTTTACAGATGAAATAAGAACAAGTTTCTATACGGTAACACCGCTCGTCATTTCATCACATGATGATTTGGGATCTCCGGCTGTCCGTACTTATTCAAGCGGAGGTTCATCGACAGGAATTATTCTTTGCAAAGTCGCTTCAGGAAACTATTTGACTCAAGCATATATAATTCAGTTGAGTGGGAAATAAATTATGAGAAAAATAATACTTTTAGGAAGTATCTTACTGACCTCGACATTATCTTTCGCGGTGAATTCGATTGGGAATGGAAAAATCGCTATTAATACGACGGATACTTCAGTCAATTACATCACCATGAACGCCACGAATATAGTCATTTCAACTCCAGCTGTTATTCAGGGCTCTATTTCAGCGAATACTGACACACAGGGAGCCTATGGCGAATTTGCGTCCACGGCTACAACAGCAAATTTTACAGCGGGAACAAGCACTCAATATACGAATATCGTAAGCACGACTTTATCAGCGGGTATTTGGGACTGCTCAGCCTTAGGAATAACATCAGGGCCAGGGGTTGCGGGATGGACTGACGTTTCGATTGCAATCTCTAGTTTTTCCGCCAATACAACGACGGATCATGTGAGCGGTTATAACGTCGCAAATTTTACAGCTGCTTTCGGAAATAATGACAGACAGACCTTAGTCATTCCAAGGTACCGCGTTTCACTCTCAGGTCCAACAACGATTTATTTAAAACAAGAACAAACTTATTCGCCCACCGCCCCTTCGATGCGATTTTCAAGTTTGACTTGTACAAGAGCGAGATAAGGAGAAAATATGAATGCACATGCAAAAGCTTTAGATTCGATGTTTGGCGATATGGACGATTTAGAGTCTAAAAAGATGTTCGGTAAAAAAGACGATATGAACGGAGACAAGGGAGTCAGTATCACAATTTCAGTTTCTCCAGGTGGAGATCCGGACGGAGACGAATTTCCTGAAGGTCATGATGAAGACATGTGTAAGGGTGGGTGCGCTTATCACACAGGCGGAACGGTTCCTAAACCTGAAAATGAAGACTCAGACCTTTTTTCAGGTTACGACACGGGCGACCCTTTGTATAAAAAAGGTGAAATGGGAATGGCGAAAGGCGGGGTTGTTAATCCTGAAGAAGAAGATAGTGAAGAACTAGATCTTCCTCCCTTCCTTCGTAAGAAGAAGAAATAATGGCTACAGCTAGCCCAGAATATTTAGTTGATGAGATGGTGGATGATGTAAAGAGCGAATACATCACCCCCACCTCTCAAAATCTTTTCCAGCCGGATGACGTTATTAAGCATTTGGATAAGGCGATGAGGTCTAAGATTATCCCGCTTATTAATTCAGTTCGTGAAGAGTATTGGGTGAATATCTTTGACCAACCTGTAACGGGAGCGGCCAGCTATACACTCCCAGAACGATCTTCAGGAGCTATGCTTCGAGATATAGTCTTTGTTGACGCGCAAGGTAACGAGATTGAATTGACAAGACTCTCACCTGTTCAAATAAAGTCTACTTTTCCATTTGGTTATCAGTTGCCTCTCTATACCTTTGGTTATTATCTTCAAGACGACCAAGTCATTCTCTATCCCCAACAAGCGGTCACGGCAACTGCTTACACCCTTCGTATGAAGTTTTTGAGACGCCCAAATAATTTAACGTCTGTTACCAACTGTGGACTTATTACAAACGTCGCCTCTAACGTCATTACAGTCGATAACATTGTGACCGATTGGACCACGGCCACCACTTTTGACATTATTCAAAACTTCCCGCAATTTAATTCAATTGATGATGGGGCTACGATCACAAATATAAATACGGGGACGAGTCAGATTACTTTAACGACGGCTCCTACGGGACTCGCTGTTGGAATGTATCTCTGTCCCACTCTCATGAGCTGTATCCCCCAAATTCCTTATGAAACTTATGATTTACTCATCGCCGCTGGTGCGGCACGACTTGCGCGAAGTCTAGGAGACTCGCAAGGTTTACAGTTGGCTGAAAAGAACTACGAGGAAATATCCGCAGGCTTTGTGAAGTTGGTAGATCCAAGGGTCCAGGGAGGACGAAAGATTATTCAAAATCGGAACAATCCTTTTAATTTCGGCATTATGGGAACGCCTTTTCTCAGGTAATATGCTTGCAATTAACCTGGACGCCCTTGGCCTTTTCACTTTTAATAACGCGGTTTCAAAAAATCCGCCAGGTGCTATGCAAGTGGCGAACAATGTCGTTATCGACAAGCCTGGCGTTGTAGAAACTAGACGCGGATTTAAGCAGTACGGAACAGTTTTATCCACTCCCATCTATAAACTCTTCCCTTTTCAAAACAGACTGATTGCCAACCATTCAACCAAGATGGCTTACGACTCAACGGGAACCGGCACGTGGGTTGATTATTCTGGTACTTTCACGGCTATCTCAGGCGATCACATTCGGGCCGTTGAAGCCAATCAAAATCTTTACTTCACAACCAATAACGGCATTTACAAAATCGATACCCTAACGAATAACCCTTACGCCGCGGGAGGAGTCCCCGCCCTTGACTTAACCCTGGCTATTAATGGCGTCACTGGGTTTTTAAACAATAACTCTGAGACGGCTTATCGAATAACTTGGGTCTATACAGATGCAAACGGGAATTTAATTGAAGGGAACCCTTCGATGGCGACAACCATCTCGAATAGTTCTGGGAATGCGACGAATGTGGATGTGACTTTTACCATTCCGTCAGTCGTTACGACGTCTTACACCTACCGAATTTATCGGACTCTTCAGACTGGCTCGACCTCTATCTCACCAGGAGATACTTTTCAACTGGCCTATCAAGGCCAGCCGACGGCTTTACAAATTACTGCCAAAGCGGTGACAGTCACTGATGTGACCCCTGACGTTTTACTCGGAACCACTCTTTATACAAGCCCAGGGGCGCAGGGTGAGTTTCAGACGAACGACCCGCCTCCTTTGGCTCATGACATGTGTCAGTTCTTGGGAATGATGTTCTATGCCAACTGCTCGACCATCCAACAGTTTTTTATCACCCTTATTTCAGTAGGCGCCCCAAATGGTCTTGTTAATGGAGACACCGTTTCTTTGGTTGGAACAGCAACAAATACCTACACAGGAGCTGGCGCAAATAATTTCGCAGCCCAACAGTTTAAGGTCGATTCCAGTGGAACTGTTGCGGCGAATATTGACGCGACAGCCAGGAACTTAGTCTCCGCAATTAATCAAGATACGACCAATACAGAATTTTATGCCTACTATGTCTCCGGTTTCGATCAACTTCCTGGTCAGATTTTAATTAAGGCACGGAATTTAAGTCACGCGATCTTCTACGGTCTTTCTTCAAGGACGACGGCTTTTAGTCCGGCGCTCCCGACCTCGGGCACGACTTATCCTTCTTCAAATAACACTGTTTTAAACGGAATCTATATTTCGAAAGTCAATCAACCTGAAGCAGTACCAACAGTCAATTTGATTTTCGTAGGAAGTGGTGATCAATCTATTTACAGAGTCTATGCGCTACGTGACGCTGTGATTGTGGAAGCTCAGGGAGGAGTTTTTAGGCTGACAGGAAGCTCACCTTCAAATATTGCAGTCACTCCTTTTGATAACACGGTCATTCAGTATGGAATCGACACAGGCGTGACTTTAAATAATTCTGTTTATTCTAACACGACTCAAGGAATTATCTCAGTCACGGAGTCAGGATCTCAGATTACGAGTCGGAATATTGAAGGGGATATACTTCGACTCTCCGCCCCTTCTTTGTACACAAACTTTCCCAGTGTCGCTTTTGCGGTTTCTTATGAGTCCGACCGTAAATATATTTATTCACTCGCCGCGGAAACGACTGACGAATTCTCAACCCTTCAATATGTTTACAACTGGATAACGCAGAGTTGGACCACATGGGACTTGGACATTAAATGCGGAGTCGTGAATCCTTTCGATAATCTCCTTTACTTCGGAGATTCTACTGGTCAGGTCTTACAGGAAAGAAAAAGCTTTACATTAACAGACTACGTTGATCGTCAATACGCGGTAACGGTGACGAATGTCAGTAATTACACGGTTACTTTAAACGACGTTTCAAATGCGGTCGTTGGTTACTCCTTGGCTCAAAATGTTTCAACAGGGTCCGTGGAACTGACCAGCGTCATCACCGCCATCGATACAGTTAATAAAACGGTCACCGTTACTGATTTACTCAATTGGTATATCGGAATTGCCGCTGGAATTTACCAACCGATTTCATCTACCATTACGTACTCGCCTCTTACGTGCGGGTATCCGAATTTCATAAAAAGATTCTCACCTGTCATGCAGTTTATTTTTAGTCAATCGAATTTCGATTTCGCAACAGTGGGTTTCTCAACTGATTTTTATCCCGTTGAAGAGTCGATCGATATTACACCCGTCCTAACGGGAGGTTGGGGGACTTTTCCGTTTGGGACACTTCCTTTTGGAGTCTCGGGTGTGGCCCTGCAAATGATTAATACATACCTCACCAAAAATACAACCTTGGCTCATTGGTTGAACGTCTCGGTCAGCATGGCTCAAGCTTTTCAGAATATTTCATTAAATGGAATTTCAGGATTTTATGACATCGTAGGAGAGCGAAATCATTAATGGCCAACTCAAATTTACCCTCAACGAAACGTTTCTACTCCGAGGACTACCAGGGATCAACTCCTTGGTTTCAAAGATTTTTGGGTCAGCTCAATTTATTTACCGAACCAATGTATAACGTTTTAAATGGGAGTGTTGATTTAACGATTAATACGAACGAGGAAATTTATTCGTTGCAAGTTAATAATGCCTCTGCCACGGGATCCAGTAATACGTTTACGTTCACTCCCCAAAAGTTCGTGGGAGCGCCTCATGGAATTTTAATCGGGCAGTGCTTGCTTAATTCAACGACCGGTATTGCCTCAGCGATCGGAAACCCTGTGACACTCGATTGGGTGTGGACGGGGAGTCAGGTGAGTATTTTGGCAATTTATGGTCTGACCGCAGCGGCCAGTTATACGTTTAGTTTAAGAATCTACTAAAGGAAAAAAATTATGGCTTTTGATCCAAATCAACAAGATCCAAATAATCCAAACGGGCAACCGCAACAGCCGAACGGAATGGTGACACCTCCCATGACCTCATCGGCGCCAGGATCAGGACCAGGTTCGTCTACTGGTAAAGCCACTCCTCAATCGACTCCCGCACAACCTTTTCAAAACTTACAAGCTTACCTGGGCGCCAATCAACCTCAAGTAACGGCTCAGGCTAATAAAATAGCGGGTGACTTAACGAATCAATATGGTCAAACCAAGTCTTCTATTGATCAAGGAAAAACGGACTTTTCGACTCAAGTAAAATCGGGTTATACCCAAGACAATCCTGATTTAGTTAAAGGGGCAGTTACAAATACAACGGACTTTGCCAATGACCCGAATAACGTCAAGGCGTTTCAGTCTCTCTACAATGACTCTTATACAGGCCCCGCTAATTTTGAAGGAACAGACGCTTACGGAAATTTAAGTGGCAAGGTCAATACAGCCGTCACGAACGCCAACCAAATTGGAACCAACGAAGGCCTTCAAAACTACTTTCAATCTCAAAATCAAAACGCGACGAAGGGTGGGAACGTCCTTGACTCCGTTTTACTCCAAACAAGTCCCGACGCTTATTCAACTGTTCAAAACGCGGCCAAGCCTTATAACGATTTAACAGGTTATTTAACAAACGCAACCACCGCTGCTGACCAAGAAGCAATCGACGCTCAAAACGCAGCTCAAGGAATTTCAACGAATGTGAGAAATCAATTCACGGGCGAAGGCGGGGTGATCCCGACATTCCAGAGCGGAATCAATCAACGGGTCGATCAAACGAAAACGGCTCTACAAACTGCCTATGATAGCGCCGTTAACGCCTTGAAAAATGGTCAGCCTTTAACCGCGGAACAAGCGTCAGTCCTCGGAACAAGACCTGAAGACTTACAGTCATTTACCGACGAAGCAGCGACATTAAATAAAGACTACGGTGTCCCTTTCGATATTAATAGTTATGTCCAACAAAACGTGTCTCCTGATTCTGTGAATGCAGGAAATGTGGCCTCTAAAGAAGATTATGCAAAGGCAGCGGCTCTTTCTCAGTTAACAGGAGAAGATTTGTCTTCTTTCTTAAATCCTGGAAACGTCGCTCAGGCCGGAACAGCCCCGACCTCACTCGGATCTTTTAATAATCAAAATGCTTTTAGAGACGTGAGCGAAAATTTAACTCAAAAGGATAACGACTTTCTACAAACGCACCCCGTGGGGACTATCACGTCTAAAGAAGCGCCTGTTTTCATGGATATCGTTTCGAGAAATCCGTCTATGTTAAACGATCCTTATTACTCAAAAGTTTATAACCAATTCAGTACCAAGACTCCGAACACCGTCTCAACAGGCACTCCGACACCTCCTAAAACTGGAGATATAAGACCGGACCCCACACAGCCAAATCAGTACCAACAGTACAACGGGACAACGGGACAATGGGAACACTATACGCAGAAAATATTTAACGCACTCTAAGGGGACACTATGGGATTAATAGATTCGGTAACAGACGCTTTAACAGGCGGAGAAAATGACAAGGCAGCCAAGTTTTTAGAGGATGCCAAGAATAATTATTCGAGTATCGTTTCTCCCACAGCCGCCCAACTGAGTCTCCCAGAACTACAAAAATATGTAGAGATGGGAATCATGACCCCAGCCGAGGCCAAGACGGCTTTGGTATCTGGAAATGCATATAACAATATTAAAGTCGACCCCTCCTCCATGATGGCCGAACAAGATACGTTGGGCAAATTAAAAGCTTTGAGTGACGCTGGTGGACTCACTCCTCAGATGAAAGCTCAATTGACCGCAGCCCTTGACCAAGTGGCAACTACTACCCGTGGAAATAATGCGGCCATTTCAGATCAATTTGCACAGCGTGGAATCCCTTCGTCTCTCATGGCTGAAGCGGCCATGCGCGCTGACTCAGCTGACGCGGCACGTAATGCGAATTTAACCGCCACTCAGGCCGCCGGACAAGCCGAACAAAACGCGTTAGCCGCTTTAAGCAATGAAGGGAATCTAGCCTCGACCATTCACGGTCAAAACTATAGTGAAGAAGCAAATAAAGCCGCGGCAGAGAATGCGATAAGAGAATGGAATGCGGGGGCTACGAATACGGGATCTGAGAATAACGCCAACCGTGTTCAAAACGCCAATCTTTACAATGCCACGAATAAACAAAATGTTGGAAATCTAAATACGGACACCGCGAATAAACGGACTGAATACAACGCGACCGTTCCTCAAAGTGTCTTTAATAATGCGATCACAAAAGCGGGAGGGATAGCGAACGTCTCGAATCAACAGGCCAATCAGGCCACTCAAGTCGGAAATCAAAATCTAGGTATTGCCAAGAATTTAATTGGAGCAGGCGCAAATGCTTTGGCCCCTGGAGCAGGAAACGTCATGGCGATGAATAAGCCTGCGGGTTACAACCCGAACATTCAAGAAGCAGACCTTCCAGGCTACGACTCAGGGGCCGTTGTTCCTGGCACGCCGAGAGTTCCTGGAGACTCGCCAAAGAATGATTTCGTACACGCAAGACTCTCTCCAGGCGAGATGGTTCTTCCTCGAAGTGTTACGACAAATCCAAATGCACCTGAGCTGGCGAAAGGTTTTGTTCAACACTTACTTAAAAACAAACCAACAAACCCTGTTCATCCCGATGATGTACACAGTGTTTTAGAAGCATTAACAAAAAGACGAAATCCGCCCGTTGCGGCAGCGAGAGGTTAATATGCCTTTAACATACGATGAAGATGAAGATACAAAAAAATATCTTCAACAAAACTTTGCCCCTTTAACACATGGGAGTTCGGACTTTCAATCGATTCCAACCCAGAGGCTAAACGTTCCTAAGCCTGTTTCTCCGACACCGCCCATTCAAGCGAAACCCGAGATGGCACCCACTCAAGAGACGGAGTTGCCAGGTGATGATGAGGAAAAGATCGCTGACTCTCATCCTGGCCATACCTCTGATGATTTATCAACCTATATAAAAGGCCAAGAAGCCCAGATTGACAAATATGGTCCTGATCAAGAAAAACAAGTTTTAGAAAACGTCATGAAAAGCCAAGGATCTTGGGGGAATCGACTTGCTAGAGGTGCCGCCGCTTTCGCAGGACCCGAATATTTAAAAAGTTTAGATGATAGAGAGTCCAATCAAGAGAAAACGGCTTTAGACGCGATCCCCACTCTTTCAAAAATGAACCAAGAAAATATGGGTGCTAAAGAACGCTATGAGGGGATGTCTTCAAAGACTCCGTTTGGTTCAAGTCTTACAGCTCCTTTAGAGATGTTTTTTAGAAAAGTTGGTATTCCTGAAAAAGATATTCCAAGGCTTTTGGCCAATCCAGCAGCGGCCAAGACGATTGTCGATCCACTGACCCAGCTTATGTCAGCAGATGACAAAATTAAAGTTGAGACCATGCTTAAGCAACTCGATTTAAACATGCAAAATAAAAAGTTGGCTTCTGACATAGAAAATAGAACGTCTCAACAAGACTTAGAAACAAAAAAACTGGCGGCAGAAGCCGCTGAGAAACGCGGAAAAATGGGTTTCTTGGATAAAAATATTTTGCATCGTGATGAAGCAAAAATTCTTGAAGATCAAATGAAAGGTGGTGCGGCTCCTGCTCCCATTGCCACCACCGCGATTAATAGTAAAGACATGGAAGCGATTAATTGGGCGAAAGCGAACAGAAATGATCCGAGAGCTAAAAAAATCCTCTCGATGCACGGAATGTAAATGTTTGATCCAGATCAATATATAGCTGAAAAGTCTACTCCGACAAGCGGTTTCGACCCCGATTCTTATATAAAAGAAAAGGAGGGAACGCCTTGGTCTGACGTTCCTAAAAATGCGTGGGAAGATATTAAAGGAATAGGTCAATCGACACTCAACATGGGAAAGAGAATGGCCGACCCTTTGGGTCTTGGTGAAGCCGCCTATAAACAGAGCCTAGGCCCGATTAAAGAAGCGACCATGGAGCCTTTGAACCAAGTAAAAAGCATGGGAAAAGATTTGGCTGACTTAGCAACTCATCCCATAGAGCATTTCAAAGAACATCCTGTGGGGACTGCCATGACGGTTGCTCCTTTGGTGGCGCCATTTTTACCAAAAGGTGCAGGCGTTTCTACAGAAGGACTTGCCAATGAGGGTGCGAGTGAAGCCGCTATTCCCAAACCTGAAGCTCCAGAAGTTACGCGTACAACGCCTGCGCCTGCACCAATAGATCTTGGAAGTGAAGCGGCAGATATTTTAAAGAAAGCGCCTCCGCCAACTCCAGAATCTCCAACGCCTGAAACTCCACCCCAATCTTTTGGTGAAAAGATCGCTTCTAAAATTCCAAGTGAAATTTCTGACCCCATGAAACAGGTGAGCGATTATTTACAAAAAGAATATGGAGAAGCCGCCCAAAAACCTGGAATGTCGGATATTGTGGCGAACTATTTAAAAGAACATTCTCAAAATATGACTCTCAAAGAAGCAGGTGCCGCACCTGGTCAGGTAAGAAAGATGGGCGTCGACCGTGCCCATGCTTTAGCAGATTATATGCAGGACAAAGGACTTGTTGGACCCAAGGTCGGGACTCAAGGTCGAGAAGCGATGGTTAAGCAAAATCTTAATGACGCTGGCGGGAAAGTAGGAGCTTTTAGAAAGATGGCATCTGATCGAGGAGCGGTTCAAGATCCAACCAATTTAATTAATCAGGTCAAGTCTCAGCTCGACCAAAAGTATTTAACCAAGGGGATGTATTCAGGACAGAAAGGATCTTACCTTAAGGCTTTGGAAGAACTTAAAAAAACAGATGGCACGGCTGAAGGGATTTCTAAAAAAGTAACCGAGATGTTTAAAGAAGCCAAAGATCAAAATCCTTTAAACAAACCTTCGGGTCCGATTGCAGACGTAGCGCGTCAGGTCAGAAACATTAATCATGCCACCATTTCAAAATATTTAACTCCTGAAGAAATGAGAATGTACGAAAATTCTCTAGAGGATTACGGAGCCTTAACCCAGATTAACGAATTTGTAAAAAGAAGAGCTTCGACTGAAGCAGGAGGAAGGCTTGGGCCTGGAGCCGGAATCTCACGCGCCGCCGTCCAGAAATTCTTGGATTCTTTTGGGTACAGAGCAGAGGCAAAAATTGCGAGCAAATTGGCAGATTACATTCGTAAAAACCCTGATAGTCTTTCAAGACCTAAAGATATTTTTAGAAATTATGTTGATGAAGCAGCAGAAGCTGTACATGAGATGGGCGACGCTCATCAATAAAGGAAAACCTAACTATGGGCAAATGGCAATATTTCACAGATGAGGAAAGCGAAGGAATGGTTCCTGATATTTGTTTTAAACGGGATCGCGCCCGTGAATTGTTCGGGTTTCCGATTGTCCAAACATCAGGATATCGGACGCCAGAGCGAAACGCAGAAATTGGTGGCGCCCCTGACTCACCGCATGTAAAGGGAATGGCCTTCGATATGGTGGCCCCTCAAGATCCATTTATGAGGGCGAAATTAGCGTGGGCGTTGGGACGGGCTGGATTTAATCGGGTTGAAATTGCCCCTAAGCATTTTCACGCAGATACCATGGTTGACGAAAAACATCCCTCTCCTTACGTATGGGAAGGCGATGATAAATAATGGATATATCGACCATCATTACTATTTGTGGACTCATTTCCACGATAGCAGGATCTTTCTTTGTCACCAAATGGCGGCTCGACCGCTACGACCGCGACCAAATAGATGAAAGAGATAATCATGTTCAAGAGTCCGATCATGTCTGGTCAGAAATCACAAAACTCAGAGATTGGAGGATGAGTCATACGTTAGAAATGGAAAAAAGATTCACTGACATCTTGGTTTCGATGGCAGACACGACAAGTAAGTTTTCGACCATTATCGAAAGCTACCAATCTTTGATGAGTCGGTTAGACAAGATAGAAGACAAAATTGACAATTTAGAAGATAGAAAGAAAAGATCATAAAGGAGAAATTGTATGGCAAATCTAGATGATGTGAGAGCAAAATTAAATGACGTAGAGACGTCTCAACAAGGACTGATCGATGCGTTAACAACGTATATCACAGAGGTGACGAACGCGGTGAATCGTCTCTTGGCCAAGATTGCAGCGGGATCAATTCCTGACCTGCAGCCAGAGGTAGATAGACTTCAGGCTCTTGTCCAAAAAAACGCTGATTCAACGACCTCAGTCAACAGCGCCACGGATTCAGTTAAAGTCGAAGGCCTTTAATTAACTTCCTATAGGAGGGATTTAAAATGAAAAAGTACTTATTGTTACTTGGTTTGTTTTTTGTTCCTTCTATAGGATTTTCAGCTTTGTCAAAGACTTATCCCACAGCGGCAACGACCGGAATTCGCAACGATACTTATATCGACGGAATCACAACTATTTACGACTCGACTTATACGGTAAATGTCTCGACGTGGAATGAATTTTATATAGATGGTTGGGTGATTTTTTCCAGCACCGTTATTAACGGTTATACCTATCGGTTAGAAGGCTCGACCTACACCCTTCGCAATGCGACTTGGAGTCTTCAAGGGTACTCAGAGATGTTAATGATGCAGGGAAAGCTTAAAGGAATTAATCAGATACTAGATAATGACATGGAACAATATATGGTCTTTACATCTTCCTACCTACCCAATGGAATGCAAGGCTGGAAGGGGTGGTGTTCTCAAATGATTAACGGACATAGAGTTCCGACTGTCTGCCCATGAACTATCTACAAATTTTAGAGAAAACAATTAACATGATTGTTGCCTCACCCGATTATCAGAAATGGTTAAAGACCAGAAGAAAAGATCGTGATATCCCAGGTTATTATTTCTTGGCTCATAGAATTGGTATCACAGCCGCCCAGAGAGAACGGAGCAATATTTATTATAAAGAAAGACAGAGAAAAAGGAGATTAGAAATGAAAAAAGTACTTGCTGCATTGTTGTTGATGATTTCACCGTGTATTTTAAAAGCGGATATTTTGGGCGATCAGATTAAAGCATCTTTGGTCGATCACGTGTCCGCCAGCTCACAATGGACAACCAAAGGCGAAAACCGTTTGGCGCTTCTCACTGACATTGTGGAAATTGGACAATGGAAAGGATCAGCCATCGGTCAACTTCGGTTCGGTTTTACTGGTATCACAAACCCAGATGACAATCAGACAGCGGGTGCGGGATATGTGGCAGACGCTTATATTAATATCTCACCACTCATCAGAGAATTCGTGACGTTGAGTCCCAATTGGACATTTTTAAATTCTGTAGAAGCAGGTCCGGCTTTTGCTTATGACTTTAGAGAAAAACATTCCTACTTAGCTTTCTCGGTAGGACTTGCTTTTGGACTCAATCCAAAACCTTAATGGGCCTCTTTAAAATTCTCTTATTTAACGATTCGAGAAAAGTCGGAATAGGACTTTGGTTTTTCATCACGTCGCATTTGTTCTTTCTCTTTAAAATGATAGACACCCAAACCTGGATGGCGTGCGAGGTCATGGCGTTGGGTCTTATCGGTGGGGGAACCGTCATGGATACCTACATGAAAAACAAAAAAGATACGACGGTCCTGACCAAAAACACAACTGTTACGACCTCGACCTCAGTTCCAACCGTACCGCCTTCATCGCTCTCCTCCTGACATAAGGGAGTTATCGTCACACCTCGCCCCCTCTTAGCATCGGCTGCCGAGAGGGGGTTTTATTTTGGTATCAAATATTTATTGACATTGGTATCATTTGTAAGTTATATTTCTTTCATCATAATAAATGACCGATGGAGGCCACTATGACTGACACAAATGAAGTCGCTGTAACCACACCGAAAACAATCACACCAAAAACAGTTGCAGGATTTACCCGCCCTCAAATTGATCTCATCAAACGCACTGTTGCTAAGGGTGCTTCCGACGACGAATTAAAACTCTTCCTTCACATTTGCAACAAAACAAATTTGGATCCCTTCATGAAACAAATTTACATGATGAAGATTTGGAATCAAGATATCGGTGCTTACGTGATGACAGCCTATACGGGAATCGATGGTTATCGAATGTTGTCTGACAGATCTAAAAATTACGCACCTGGAAAAGATACCACCTATGAATATGATGAAGATAAAAAATTGGTATCAGCGACTGCCTATATTCAAAAGCGAGTTGATGATAAATGGTTTGAGGTTTCCTCTACAGCACGTTATGACGAATATGTCCAATTGACCAAAGATAAATCGACGGGTGAATATCGACCCAAACAGAATTGGAAAGTGAAACCTCATATTATGCTGGCAAAATGTGCTGAGGCTTTGGCTCATCGAAAAGCTTTTCCTGCTGAAACGTCCGGTGTTTATATCGCTGAGGAAATTGGTGGGGACACTGAGGAAATTAAGGGAGCGCCCGATCATTTGGATGACAAAATGACGCCTGTTCAACTCAAATATTTTCACACCCAGATTACAAACGCCGGAATCAACAAAGACTTAGTGAAATTAGAAATAAATAAGCGGTGGAATTTAAGTACATCGAAAGATTTGAACAATTCACAGGCCGCGGAAATTCTCGAATGGGCCAAGTCGATGCAAGTAGGACAGTAATGAATTCCTATAGCTATTCTAAAATTAAAGCTTGGACTGAATGCCCCTTAAGCTACAAGCTCACCTATTTGGATAAAGTCGGAAAAGACGAAAGCGACCCCATGACCTTGGGTGCGGCGGCGCATGAATTCTTTCAAGCATGGGTTGAAGATGGAATAAAAGGGAATCTCCCTGGCGTAGCAGATGATTTATTGGATCATCTGAGCATGGTCGCTTTGAATTGTTGGGCAAAAGAACCAAAAGATCAATCACTTTATGATGAATATTTATCTATTTGTGATGCTTTTATACAAAATCTTGATTGGTCTGATCTTAAAGGCTGGCAAACAAGCTGCGAACTCAAGCTAGGATTGATGGCAGACGGCCTACCTTGCGATTTCCTGGCTGAGAACGTGTGGATGAGGGGAATCATCGACAGGTTGGATATTCGAGGCACCACGGCCCGTATAACGGATTACAAAACAGGTTTTCATGGGAAATCGGATACCTTCCAAGTCCAACTCTATGCCTATCTCATTTCAAAATATTATCCCGACATAACAAACTTCGAGGTGGTGATCCATTATGTTCGCTCAAACTGGAAAGAAAAGTGGCAGTTTCCTAAAGAAAAATTATCAGGGATTGAATTTCAAATCAAAGCAATCACGGAAACCATGAAAGAAGACCAGCGTTTCAAAGCAAAGCCAGGTTCTCGGTGCTCTTCTTGTATGGTTGCGTTCGCCTGCACTAAAAAAGCTTCATCCATTAAAGAAATCGGAAATAAAAGATCTGCGCAAAAAGTGGCTGAAGATATTCTTGCCATTGAATCTCAGCTTGAATCAAAGAAAGAAATACTTAAGGGCTGGATACAGGATAATGGTGAAATAAAAGTGAATGGTGAAACTTTCTCTTTCTTCCCTTACGAAACATGGAAAGGCGATACAAAAGAGTTGGTATCAGTACTAACGAATAACAATATTGAACCCTGGAATTATCTCAAATGTGACACCAAAGAAATTAAAAAACTTTGCAAAACCGATGACAACTTGGCGAACAATTTGGCGCAAGCGCTTACCATTTCATCAACGTTAAGGTTTACACATAAAAAAGATGAATAATTTTGGCTTCCTGAAGGAGGAGAGGGATGGAGGGAAGCCATTCACTTTCTGCGGTCAAAGGAGAGCTGGAGGGGTCCGGTTTTACTGTCGACCGCAGGAACAATTTTAAACAAATGGAGACACATATAAATGCGTTGCCCTTGGTGTCCCTTTAAATCAAAAAGCTATCAAGACCGGAACCGACATGAAATATTCCAACACTTTGAAAAGTGGCAAGAAATTCAAGAGGAGAAATTGAAACTATTTCCTTTAAAAAGAGGCCAATTCAAAAAAGATTTCAGCCCCGAGCGGACTACTCTACTTTCATCCATTGTTACATCAAAGGGAATCTGCGGAGGGCTGGATTAATTTATGAGTAAAGACACCCGAAACTTTCTAATCCTAACCCTCCTCATGTTCCTAACAGTCTGTGTGCTGCCGGAATTGTTGGTGAGGTGGTTTGGTAAATAATTTATTCCCGATTGGTAATAATGAGAAGAAAAAGTGTGTTTTTGATGAAAATATTCCTGATCGGGAATGCGAATTTGTCCGTGGTACGCCTGAAGCATATGGGGAGGATATTCTAGATCTCCTGTGCCACGGACATCTTTTATATTAAAGCATGAGGTGTAAAACATAACGGGTAGGAGCGAGGCGGGATACTCGCGGCACACTATGAACTTATGGTTGATGGTGTGTGCTTCTAGTCAGCAAATGCAAATTGCTCTAGATATTTAGGTTCGAGTCCTAACTACCCGAAAATTTAAATGGAGAAGTATGAGGTGTAAAACATGAGTGAAAACAAAGAAGAACTTAGGCCGTGTCCGTATCATGGGGATTCAAATGCTATGGAATTCTCGTCAGCATCTAAAAACTTCGCTGCTTGCCGTAAATGTGACCGTGAAAATGAATCTTGGTATCGTCCGATTGAATCTTGGAATTCGGCCTATTGCTGGAAAGAAATCGATTCTCTCAAAGCCAAGCTTGATAAAACAGAGGAGTTACTTCGTTATGTTATTGACGATTCTCCTGAAAGTATATTCTCACATTTTCAGTGGGAAAAAGATGTTAAGCAATACTTTAAAAACTATGAACACCATAACACCAAAATCCGAGAAGACAGGAGAAAATAAAATGAGCGAAGAAAATTTGGCGAAATATGATCCGACAGAAAAAACTCTTTATGAGGAACCATATAGCGACGATGTGGGAACTTGGCAAGATAGGCTTTATCAATGCGGTGATGGACCAAGAAAAGCCATTGGAATTGATGTGGCTGGCACTGTCTTTGTTCTTCCATTAAAAGAATGGCACGAATTGGCAGCACAAAAGTTTAAGAAAACTATTTCTGGAGAAGACAGGAAGGAATTATGACGCTGAGAGAATTCCACAATTTAGAACATTTAATTAATGCTTATACGTGGGGAGATATTCAGAGGATATTGTTTGCCAAGTTAGACGTAGATTTTAAAAAGAGTAAGAGAAGAAAAGTATTTCGGAGGAAGGAATTATGAAAAAGCATTGGTACAGATTCTTTATATCTTTTTGTCCTGTCTGCTTGTCAGAAACAACAGTTCGTGAACGTCACTACGGAAAAAAGGAGAAAAATCCCTACTATAGAAACACAGTTTGGGATTATTGTGAATTATGAATGTGAAAGATCTCGAAGAAATTGACGAATTAATTTATGGGTTTCCTGTCGGTGAAGGATTTGATTCGGACGACAGACAACTAATGCGAGAGGAGCTAACATTATTCGTCGATAAGATTCACGAAAAATACAAACCGTTGGTGGAGGCGTTGGAGTCAATTAAAAATGAGATTGAGTCGGACCAAATTCAAATATCCACATTCAATAAGTTTAATTTGTTGAATGTTCTCGACCACTACCACAAAGTGATTCTTGGCGAGTCAAACGAAACAGAGGGTGAGAAGAAATGACAAGAATTTGTAAAAATTGCAAGAAGCGTAAAGATTTAAATTTATTTAATAAAAATAAACCGTCGAAACTAGGAAGACTTTCTGCGTGCAGGAAATGCACTAATAGTGCATACAATACTGGTTTCAATAAGTTTATTTATAATATTAAAAACCGTTTTGATGGTTTGGCAATTGCTGTATATGAGAGAGATAACTATAGATGTGTCAGTTGCCATTTGTCAGAGAAAGATCATATCCAAAAATGGGCGCGAAGATTAACTATTGACCATATTGATGGAAACGGTCGATATTCTATCGTTAAAAATAACTCAATAAAGAATCTTCAGACGCTTTGTCTTTCTTGTCATGGAAAAAAAGATCGGCAAGTTGCATGGGATCTCATAAAAGCCGAGAAGGTTTTGAAATGACACAGGACGAGGCATTAAAACTTTTAAAGCCGTATAAAATGCATAAACAAATCCCTTTTACTGGAATGGGGGAAGCATACGAAGTAATGAAAGCGCAAGCGTTTATAGAAGGCTACGAGCAGGGCGTGAAAATTGGTTATGAACAAGGACGAAATACCAATGGTGAAAAAACATATGAGGATGGCGTGAGGGAAAGTGCGAAAGTTTTGGACGCAGATATACTCGATCAGCCGGATGAGTTTGAACCGAAAATAAAACTAAAGGTTTTCGACATTGTTGAAAAAATACAAAGAAAGATTCTCGCTTTTTTAGAAAAGAAATGTACATGTGGAGAAAACTCACCCGATAATTTAGTTGTTCATAGAACAGATGGGCCTTGTTATTTAAGAGAAAAGAAATGACCATAGAAGACATTAAAAAGATGCTTTCTGAAGACCAAGATGTTTTTTCCATGGAGTCAAAAGAAATACTCCAGTTCCTCTTGGATAAGGTGGAAGAGCATCGAAATATTGAAATTGCAATTTCTAAAGATCGGCAAATTCGAATGGAAAATTTAGAGCTACGTTTTCAGGCGGCGAGGAACGTTGCGAGAGATGAACTAAGAAAAGTTCATGAACTTAAAAAGAAATATATCGGGATTAGTTGTAAATGTTTAGATCCCCGAGATCACGCTGACTATCAAATCGAGTCCGAATACCAAACGCTGAAGGCGGAGAAGAAATGACACCCCAAGAATTTAAAGAAAAGTTTAAAGTCGGAGATAAAATATTAAATAAGTTATGGGATAAGTCCTATCAAGAAACAATCACCGCAATTGGAAAAAATAGTTTTTTAACAGAAGACGATTTTTCAGAAAAGCAAAGATTTATAGAAGGTGAGGACTGGATCAAATTGGAACCTGAAAAGAAACCAAGTGAAGAAATACGAGAACAAGCTTTAAGAAGATGTCTTCCAGTAAATACAATAATTAATCCTTTTGAATCTTTAATTTTGGATTGGCTTGATGAAAACTGGCCCAAGGTGGTAAAAAATGAAAAAGTTTAACGATTCCGAATTCACCAATCTCTTTATTGGTTTCTGGGTGGGAATGGATATCATGATTATCTGCTATAGCTTGGCTGTAAAATGACACACAAGCAATCCGAACTCAGGTGGCGTCTCAAATACGAATTCCTAGAGAAAATACTTGCTCAAATAGATATGGCATTAAACCCAAACGATACTTTTGAAGTAATATTAAATAACATCAGAAAAGATTGTGAAAATTATCTTACAAGTCAAGGAATCACCTATCCAACCAAGGCATCAGACAAATAACGTTCCAGATTTTAAAACGTAGTAGAAGTATCTGTTTAAAAGGAGGCTTTTTTTATGCATATAAACATAATCCGTATTTTCTTAATTGTTGTCTTAACCTGCTTGGCTTACTGGGTGAATGCTATGTTAAATGAAACACCTAAGTTCAACCAAGTGGTATCAGTCCTTATCGTGGTCATAGGAATATGCCTACTTTTAGGGTCTGTCTTTGGAGGATTTGGGCAAATCACGGTGGGGCCTTAAAAATATTTAAAATAGTTGTTGCCAAATAACTAATAAATAATTAAAAATCTTAAACATGACCAATAATATTTCGACAACAAGAAACATCTATTTTGACGAGAAATCGTCAATTAAACCCAGCGATACTCTTGCCCCGTCGAAAGGGCGGTCAGTATCCTGGGTTTTTCTTTTTATGCCCTACCTCTTACTTCCATGAGGGGTGGGGTTTTTTATTTGTAGACAGGTTTCGTTCAAATGCTCTTTGCTGAACCTTAATCAAGCGAAAGAAACTCGACACCAGTGTGGGCTCTGTGCTTTTGACAACTTTCTCACAACCCACGACCTGCATACTCATAAGTTCTTAAAAGATTGAGTGTTGTATTGGAGATGTTAAATCCTTGAATTCCTGCAAATACTATAGATGCAGGGAAACAAAGAAAAGTTGGAGGCATGTCCAAATTTTAAATAAAGTGTGAAAAATGAAACCATATTATGAACACGCAGGAATAACCATCTACCACGGGGAAAATTCTGAAATTATTCCACTTCTTCAAGGGGTTGACATGGTTTTAACTTCCCCCCCTTATGGTGATTTACGAAATTATGGTGGATATACCTTTGATTTTGAAGCGACCGCAAAAGCATTGTGGAGTAACCTAAAAGAAAGGACTACGATGGTTTGGGTAGAAATGGACCAAACAAAAGATGGATCTGAATCCGGAGATTCTTTTCGTCATGCTTTATATTTCAAAGAAATAGGATTTAATATCCACGACACGATGATTTATCTTAAAGATGGATTCCCTTTTCCAGAGGCAACCCGCTACCAACCAATTTTTGAATATATGTTCATTCTTACCAAAGGAAAAATAAAAACCTTTAACCCGATTAAAAAGAAAAACATATGGGGAAATATGGTTTACAAGGAAAGAGAACGGCAGAAAGACGGAACGATAAACAGCAACAACGGAAAGACTCGATATACTCTAGATGAAGGGAATGTTTCAAACGTTTGGCTTTACAAGACGGGATACGCTAAATCGACTTTAGATGATATTGCTTATGAACATCCGGCGATATTTCCCGATGCCTTGGCTAGAGATCATGTTCTTTCTTGGTCCAATGAAGGCGATACTGTATTGGACCCTTTTATGGGAAGTGGAACCACCCTCCGCGCAGCCAAAGACTTAGGCCGTAAAGCTATCGGAATAGAGATAGAAGAAAAGTACTGCGAAATCGCAGCAAAAAGATTGAGCCAGGAAGTGTTTAACTTTTAAAAAAGGGAAGAGACCCGCTCGAAGAGTCCCTTCCCCAGTTTGAATATTAACTTATTTATCCACTGGATCAGCAAACGTAAGCTGAATGCTATCACTAGGAGAGGTGGAATCCGTGACATGCAAAAGAACGTTGGCAGAGACCGCTACAGCACCCGCTCCGAAGTCCACAGATGCGTCTACTTCGTAGTTTGTGTCCCCGTTGGTATCTGAGGATACCAGAAACGCACTGAGGCCATCTGCGGCGATTTCAACGGTACTTAGACCATTTGTGACCGTCCAGGTCGGAATCCCTAGAATGGTGGCTGGCGTCCCATCGGTTTTAACGAAGGGTACGATTGTTGCTTGTATCTTTTGCTTATTTGTAATTGTCTTTTCGAACATGGTGATACTCCTTTTTAGAACGGGTTGCTCAAACTTGAGTTTAAGCTTGGCCGCTTTTGATTCGAGAGGGGTGGCCGTCTCGGTCAAATCTTTATGGTGCTTATGTTTTTTATGTTTTGTCATTTTCTCTCCTTTAAAACGGTTTATATCTTAGATACGTTTATTATACCCAAAAGTTTATTTTCATAAGCCCTTGACAAAATGATACCAATAACTTATACTACTTTCATAGGGTAACAAAAGGAGATTGGTATGAAAAACTATGAAATGTATGACGCAGAAGAAGCCGAGATCATGGAATTGTCAGACTTTAAATCAAACCTAAAGATGAACCTTATTTTAGTTGCTGTATCGACGGTGGTTATAACAGGTTTTTACTTGATTGCGACCTGGGCGGGGGCTTTGTGAACTTCGTTAACAAAGAATGGAGAGAGCGGATTGTCGATGATTCGCTTCACCGCAGCGGGGTCATTATTGAACGGGCCAAACGCGAATGGCGGTCTTTAAACAAAATGGAACGCAACGTAATTCTCTCAGGACGCCATATTGCCGGATCCGTCATGACCCCCCGCCTTCTTAACTCCCTTGAAATGGCTGGAATGAAAGATAAGAAAGAAGTTTTAAGTCCCATTCAAGTCAAAGCTTGTTTTTCCTACTACAACGACCCCTTTGAAAATATACCCGCCACCGCTGAATTTTTAATACTTGAGAGCAACCACCCCAATTTTGTCTTTGGAAGTCATGTCTGTGCCGAAAACCTGGTGGCAGAAAATATCAAAGTCCCAAACTATCCTAGCTTCGAGAAATGGGTCAAACGAGGACGTAAAATCTATACAAAGAAGGTATGGTTTTTATGATCCCTTATTACGAATTGTACGCCGACCATGTGGTTCACCAAGCGGGAGATGCATTTCCCGAATACTTACTTCGCGCCAAATGGATAATTTTATGTAACGGAGGTGATTTATGAAAAAAGCTCTTTTAATCATTCTGTTCTTAACCGGATGCCATTCAAAACAGTTAAATAACTTAATGGGAATCCCCGAAAAGGTTCAAGCCGAACAGTTTCTACCCGTGGCTTGTTGTCAAGACTTGGATAGTTCAAAGAACATGACCTGGCCCTCTTTCGTGCCCCAATCCCACCGCGACTTCTGCGAACAGGTGAGAGTCGCTAACATGAACGATCAGGAAATTAACGGAAATACATATCTCATGGTCAAGGTTGACTGTGGGCATCATAATTACATCGGGGATGAGTACTATGCAGGAAAGGGTTATTAACGCCTTAAATCGAATTCTAGGTTGAAATAAGGGGGTTTAAAATGGACGTCACGGACTTTCTAGAAGATGGGATTAGATACCGAGAGGTGGTTTACAAAAGATACGAAAGACTCAAGCAGTTAAAAGAAGCCTACGAAGCCTTGGGTCACAGAGCCTGGATTAATCCTTTCGATGAAGAGAAATGGATCTTAACGATAGAAATGGAGGTCAACTAAAATGTGTACATTCTGTAAAAATAACGCGGTTAGTCATGTTTACTTTGATGTTCATGGATACGCCATTAAATGTTTCGTGTGTGAAGACCATTTAAAAGAATGTGCGTTTGATATCAACTTCGACAAACGTTATTCCGATCAAATCAAAGAGGAATTCAGGGAAGAGAAAGGCGACGATTGGATCTTTAAGCAACAAATTAATGCGCATTGGCAATAATTTTTGGTATCATTAAAAATATATGAGCCGACAACAAAAGATACCAAAAATAGAAAAGTACTCTAAAATGCACGTAGTAAACAATCGCTACTCCGATGCCGAATTCGCTTTGCTTAACGAGAAGTGGAAAAAAAGTGGTATCAAGACCCGAAATAGATATGTGAAATTGAAATCTTTAGATATGG